CTTGATCCGAATTGAAAAATGGTAGCACGACTCATTCCCCTTTCTCCCAGACCATACACACGCCAATAGTCATCATCCGTGCCCTTCAGCCTTTCGATTTCCTGAATGATCGTGTCATCGAGGAACGGATTGTCCTTGTATGTTGTTTGATAGAACTCGCAGTCCTCACGAGTCAGCACCTTGTCGTAGATCCAATGGAAAGCATCAGAGGGGTTGTAGTCAAGGATCACCTTGCCATCGGTACGGAATATCAACTGCTGCCAGTCCTCATAAAAGAGTTCGTTGGCCTCATTGATGTAAAGCAAATTCCTCTTGCGACCTCTGATCTTCTGGGGTTGGTCAAGGCTGATAAACTCAATCAGATTCCCATTGAGGTAATACTCCGAATTCGATTTGTTATGGTGTTCCTCTCGGTACAGGTTATACTGCCGCAGGATTTCGAAAAAGTCCCGCATCACCGATGCTCGGAGCGATGGGAACGACTTACGGCAAACGGTGATTGTTTTGCTACTTTCCTTTACCGAATAACTGAAGATGATCCAGAGTAGGATGTTATAGGTTTTACCGGAACGAGTACCGCCCTGTTCAACCGTGATCCTCTTGTCTGATCTCTCAAGATGACCGAATACCTTATTCGTTTGAATCTCCGAGTATGCGGACATTGAATAGGTTTTCTGTTGTCTGCTGAACCTCTTGTCTTTCTATGTATCCTCGATTCTTGCCCTTTGTCTTTAGGTAGAAGATTGTAGCAGTCGAGTTCCCGTCCCTGATCTGCTTGTGCAATTGGCTCTCTGCAAAATCAAGAGCAACATCGATCAAGGCATCTACCTTCTCTTTGTACTCCTCATCCTCTTTGAGCCATCGGTAGTGCGTTTCTCTGGAAACACCCACAACCTTGCATGCCGTTGTTACCACTCCGAGCGATTGCTCGAGGGCTTCAATCATTGCTGCTTTTTTTATGTCAGTATTTGTCATACTCCTTTACGTGGTGAAATCATTTTCACGAAGTTCTTGTTGTTCTGAAGTTTGACCACTTTCCTGCCCCACTTCTGCACCAGAACATTGTATGCCTCCATCTCCGTGTCCTTCGTTCGGTACGCAACGCATCCACCTTCATTAGTCAGATGCACTACATCGATGCCATACTTCATGCACCGGAGTACTCCCTTATATTTTGCAATGTGTTGCATTGAGTAGTCGTAGTCCTCTTTTACTTTCAGGCGCTCATCGAACCGCAATTCGTTTTTGATGATTCCAATGATGTTCGCTCCAATTACTCCCTGTGTAGAAAATGGCGTGTATTCTCGGTAGAACTTGTAATCAGCAGCTAATGAGAATCCCCATGCTTTGAGTCCCCAATCTTCACAAAGTTGAAATTGGTTGTCGATGATCTCATGAATCTTCTGTGGGTCGATGAATTTCCGCATCTTGCCCCCTTCGAACATGTGGAACGACAAGGCATCGTCATCTACCTGTATATGCCATTCATCATCGATATTGTTTAAGATCCAATTGCGAGTCTTGGTGATTCCCTTCACATCATCCGGAACGCCAATGACCTTATCGTGATGCTCTTCATAAAGATGCACCTCGCTTTCTGGACATACGATTGTTGAATCCAGAAACAGATGGTGGGTGGTTACCTTTCCTGCTCTCCCCTTGCTTGGGATATATACCGTGTACCTCATTTCCGGTTCAATACTTCTAATAGTTTCTTGCCTGATTGCACACGACCGATGCCCTTCTGTTGGTAGGTGTCCGTGAATCCGGGTTTGCTCACCGTGGTGATTCCGAAGGTTTCTTTCACTACCTGCCAATCAAGTTTGTTGTCAAACGTAAACACAACGTAATTATGCTCCTCGAGGATCTCCTCCGTGATCTCAATCTCTGGATCCGATCCTTTGATGGGTTGTAGTGATTCATTCAGGATAGGCACATCGAGTCCCCAATCATTTAGGTTGTTCACATCCCATTCATTTGCGAGGATGTCCCAATCCCACTCCCCGAACGATGCATTGTCCTTGATCATAAACTCCTCTTGCTGCTCTTGCGATAGGTTGTCAGCGATGAGGATAGGTACCTCCGTTAGACCAGCAGCCACGCATGCTTTTAATCGCATGTTGCCTCCAAGCACCACGTAGTCCTTGTCGACTACTATAGGCCGGAGTTCTAACATCTCCGGAAATTCTTTGATGCTTTGTACTAACTTTTTGAATTTTGCATCCTTGATGATGCGAGGGTTGTTAGGGTTTGACTTAACCTGTTTGATGTTAACCTTTTGCATTTTGCTTCTTGTTTAAGCGAAGATAGTGAGTTTCTTTGAGCCATTCCTTATGCTGAACCTTGTCTCCGTATTCCTCATGACAGGAACGGCAAAGAGCCATAAGGTTTTCGATCACATCCCGGATCTTACTTCCTCCCATCCCTCGAGCATCGATGTGATGGATGTCAACCGCTTTACTCTGACAGATCTCGCAAGGGATAAAGTCCGTAACATCATATCCCATTGCCTGAAGGTAGACCTTTGTATGCTTTCTCATTTTTGGAAAAGCCAGCAGTCATCGATAAAGGTAGCATGAGGCAGTAACTCATCCACCGCCTGAATAACTCCAGGCCAGTGTTCATGGTAGTCATCTCCTGCTATGTACCCTCCCTTTTTGACCTTCGGTAACCAGAGTTTGATGTCCTCCTTTACTGCTTCATAAGTGTGGGTAAGATCAATGAATACCACATCCAGAGATCCGTTAGCGAACTTCTTTGCTGCCGTTTTGGATGTTGCTCTGATTGCCTTGTACTTACGATCACCCATGTTCTCTACAAATAGATCGTAGATGTCTACTTCTGTTGCAAGTTTATGCGTGGTGTCAAGTTCATTCTCTGATCCTTTCCAAGAATCTACAATGGTGATATTTTGGTGTGTTGCTTTATCACATAGGTAAGCCGATGACTTTCCAAGCCATGCACCAAGTTCTACAAATGTTCCTCCCTCCGGGACTTTTGCAAGTAGAAAGTCATACGTTTCTTGATGGTTAAACCATCCAGCAATTTCCTTGTAGTTTTTCATCTTAATGCATTGTAATAACAAAGGTAGGCCTCCACGCAGATCAGGGTTCCACGAAGAGCCGCTGCTTCAGCAAATAACCCATCAGCCTCGTAAGTGCTTTGAAACCGCAACGTAGGCAAGTGATAAGGTCTAAACATGTAAGATGCCGTATCTATGTTTCCCACCTTCGGATCAGCCGTAGGCCGCAATCTCCCCTCCTGTCCCCACGTTACAATGCTTGAGTCCAATGAATTCAAAGAATCCCATTGCTCAATGAATTTCGGATGCAGGATATTGTCATCATCCAGAAAGTAAACCCAATCGTTTTCCGTGAACTGATCCCGATACAGATCCAAAAATTCATTGCGAAGTGGGTTACCCCAGAAACCGGAATTTTGTGAGTAATGAGTTACGTTCGCTCCTGTGGGATCTTTGTGATCAGTCTTTGCATCCATCATGACAATCCATGTTGCCCATGCTGGAATGTATTGCTTGATCCTTTTCAGGTTCTCCGGTCTGGAGCATGGGGTTACAATGTAAAGCATCGCAGTTCGTTTATTTTGTCCATCGTGAATTCCTGAACAAACTCATATAGCGATTCTGTTAGGTCTTGGACTTGGTTAGGGTTTTCGTTTAGTTTCTTGATCGCTCCTGCCCATTCACTTGGGTGGTTGATAGCGATGCAATTCTCTTTGGTGATGTACGGAGCATAGGGGTGAGTGTTACTCACGATAAGAGCACACTTGCTAAAACCGGCCTCAAGCATCTTTAGATGCGATTTGCACTTCGCAAACTCTGATCCGGATAGAGGAACAAGGCTAACGTCAAAAAACTCATACAGGCGATGGTAATGAGTCGGAGGCATCGTAGGTAGTTTGTATGCTGCTCGCATCATATCTGGATAGTTATCTACTTCCGCCACATACGATTCATAGCCATAAAGGTCAATCGTGGAATCACGCACATCCGCTTGGTGATGGTTTCCCCCAATATACCCGAACCGGACTTTGTCAGACGGCTCTCGGTTTATCTGCCATGTAGGTAAGCTGATGGCGTTAGGTATGATCCGGATCTTGCTATTGTATTTTTTGACCTTCGAAGCAAGGTGTTTGTTGGTTACCCAGACCTCATCTGCTGCTTTCATCGATCGAATGATGCGATCCTTCATCTGCCTTCCGTAGAATCCATTTAGTGGATGGTTAGGAGGCAGCACCCACCAGTCATCATTGTCTACGATCAGTCTGATTCCCTCCTTCCGGCACAACTTCACAAACTCATCAAACGGCTCAACCGGGAAAGCACGACTCGCAAAGAAGTGAGTAATCTTTGGCCACATGTCAGGTTCAATGTCTGTAATCTTCTCAATGAACATCACGTCAGCCTCTTGGTGGCAGATCAGAGGAGCAAATACTCGGTGATACGTTACACCAGAATTCGGTTTGTGGAAAGCGACCACGAACGGTCTATTCATAATGTTCGCCTGTGTTTCCGTTCTGCCCGATGATGTCCATCCGCTTGTTCATTTCTTCCTCGTTACGCTCCCACTCACGTTTAGTGTAGCGTTCAAGATACTGCACCCACATACGAGCAGCTACTGCTCTGCGTTGGGGTTTGAATGGATAGATGCTGCGTAGGCGAGCCATTGCTATCCGCA